GACCGGTCACCTCGCCGGCCCGGACGAGCTTCAGGGCGTCCTCGGCCCGGGAGGTGTCATACAGCGACCACGACCCGTACAGGCCGTCGGGCTGCTCGGCCAGCGTCGTCGTCTTCCCGATGGGATGGCCGCCCCGCATGCGGTCGTCGTGGGCGTCGAAGAGCCGAATGTGGCCGATGGTGCCGTTGCCGACCTGGCGGCTGAAGACGCCCGGCAGGAACCGCTCCCGGAACTGGCCGACGTCGGCCACCACGCCGTAGGGGACGGCCCGGCCGTAGAGGGTCCGGCCGTCGCCGGTCGAGCGGACCTCCATAACGAGCTCGAAGGTCCGGGTCTGGAAGCCGAGCGCCCCGTCCGGTAGCCAGTCCCGCTCCCGGGAACGGCCCGAACCGGCCGTTCCCTGGTACATCATCGTCGGGCCGCCGCCGATGCCGGGATGGGCCGCCGCCATCCGCTTGGCCGCGGCCATGGCCTCGACCTTGGCCGAGTCCGGGATGTCGGCCTGGTTGATCCGGCTCATGGCGTTGTTGATATGGGCCGCGTCCGGCTTGCCGCTGGCGTCTTTGACCGGGAAATAGCGATGGGCCCCGTCGGTCTTGCCGTCCGTCTTGGTCCCGCCCGGGGCGATGTAGAGGAAGGCCGAGTCGGGCAGGTCGTTGATGTAGGCCGCCGTCCAGGTGTCCCGGAGCTCCATCCCGGCCTGCATGTTGGCCGCCGCCATGGCCGACAGCGGCCCCGAGCGTCGCCTCCGGACGACCTCCAGCAGCTCGGTGGGCGACATCTGTCGGGATACTTGCATCAGGTCCCCTTTCCGTTCGACGAGCCGACCGGCTCGGGCGACATGGGAGCCGGGAGCGTCTCGCCCGTCGGTGGCGGATTCGGAGCCGGCGGACCGCCGGCGATGGGTTGGCCGAGCGGCGGCGTCGGAGCCGGCTCGGCCGGCTCGGGCAGGCCCCGGTCGATCCGCTCCTGGGCGACGGAGGCGTCGACCTCGGCCTGGGCGATCTCCATCGGGTCCAGGTTCTGCTTCGCCCGGACCTCGTCGACCATGAGCCAGGCCGAGGTCGGGCCGGGACCGCCGAGGGCCATCTGATAGGCCTGGAAGAGCGAGAGGGTATCGGTCCGCAGGCTGGCCGTGAGGTCCCACTCGGCCCGCTGGCCCCGGGGCAGCCAGTCGATCGAGATGGCCTCCTCGAGCAGCCGGGTCCAGGGGGCGACGGCGTCGTTGCGGGCCTGGACTTCTTCCATCTCTGAGTTCTTGTAGGTCATGCCGGCCACCGAGGCTCCGAGCTTGGAGGGCGGGATGCCCCACATGAGGGCCGTCTGGATGAGGCCGAACTGCCGGCTCTCGATCATCTGGCTGTCGACCGGCCGGTAGGCGAGCGGCGTGAAGTCGGTGAGCTCGTTCAAAACGGCCGGCGTCGGCGCGCCGGAGAACTTGAGCGTCCAGGAGTCCTTCGCCTCCTGGGCCTGCTCGGGCGTGATCTCGGGCCGGTGGATCTTGAGTATCCCGAGCGGCATGCCGCCGGTCACGAAGTAGCTGGCGGCGTAGGACTGGAGGGCCGACTCCATGGCGATGCCGTCCGACATGAGATCGAGCACGCCCCGGCCGAGCGGCCAGCCGGCCCTCGACAGGTGGCTCTTCACGTGCCAGATCTGGCTCGGGTCGTAGAGCCTCCCGGCGATGTAAAACTCCCCGATGTCGGGCGTCATCGGGTTGCCGACGAAGCGGACGGCCGTCATCAGCGGGTGGACCGGCTTCAACGAGGTCGGGTAGCCGAGCCGGTCCCGGCCGGTCACGATACAGATGGCGTTGCCGTACAGCGTCAGGCTCTCGGCCACGCCCGTCCAGAACGCCATCGGGGTCTGGAAGGGGTCGGGCTGGCGGACGACGTTCGGCTGGGGGTCGAGTATCTCGGTGTCCCGGAAGATGGTGACCGGGAGCATGCCCACCGCCCCGCAGACATAGGCCATGCCCCGCCAGAAGGCCGGGACGCCGAGGGCCGTCTGCTCGGTGACCGGCGGCAGGACTCTCGAGGGCGGATACCAGGGCGTCGGGCCGGCCGGCGTCGGCGCGCCCGAGCCCACCCCGGCCGCGACCGGCTGGAGGTTGGGCGACGACCGCAGGAGCAGGGCGGCCAGTCCCACTACTCCACCCGGGCCCGACCGAGCTCGGCCGCCGTCCCGAGGACGACCAGGCCGAGACCGCCGACCGAGAAGCCGGCCCAGGTCGCCAGCATCCCGAATCCGAGCGCGAGCAGGACGACGCCGACGACCTGGACCACCATCGGCCATGAGTCTCGCGCTTGCCGTCGCCGGGTGACCGGATTGTCCCCGTTAGCCCTCGTGGTCGGGCTCGTCATCACGGTCTCGTAGAACCTCCCGCAGTCGCTCGAGGTCGTGCTCGTCCCGGCTCGGCCGGGTGGCCGCGTCGATCAGGGCGTCGATCGGGACCAGCCCGACCATGATCAGCCCGACCACGAAGGGGACGAGCTCGAAGCGGCCCTCGGCCAGGGCGTCGGCGATCAGGACGAGCCCGAGGCCGGCCACGATCGACCGCCGGAGCCATCGCATGGGTCACAGGATCTGCGGGACGCCCTGGCCCGCCTTTCCGAGCCCGTAGAGGGCGAGGGTGACCGAGACGAGGGGAGTGATGTCCGAGCCGGCCTTCCGGCTCCAGGCCCAGGCGTCGCCCAGGACCCTCTTGCGGGCCGAGCGGACGGCCAGGTTGAGGATCGGCTGCTCCAGGTGGGCGACCGAGCGGGCCTCGATGGCGTCGAACACCTGGCCACAGGCCTGGGCGTACTCCCGGGCCGAGACCGTCTCGGTCTGGACGCCGGCCGCGGCCAGGTCGACCAGCAGCGAGCCGGCCGGAGCTCCGGGGTCGACCACGACCGGGAGCGGTCGCCAGCGCCGCTCGAGCTCGACCAGCCGCTCGACCAGCCAGTCAGTCCCGGGCCGATGGTCGACCACCTCGACGTGCCGGCGGCCGTCGGGCCGCCAGCCGGCCACGCCGATGGCGGCCAGGCTCCGGTCGGGCGTGACGTCGAGGGCGAAGCAGGGCAGGCCCTTCAGTTGGCTCGTCGACTCCCGGCACCGGCCCCAGGCTCCGAGGTCGATGACGGGTCGGCCGGCCGCGGCTCGCCGGTTGCAGTAGGCCCGGGCGAATTCGGCCGGGTCCATGGCGTCGTGGTCGGCCTGGACGACCTCCTCCGAGACGGTTATCCCGAGCGCCGGCATGCAGGCCCACCAGGTCGCCGGGTCGTCCGGGTCGTCGTCGTCGCCCGCGCTCCACTCAAAGAAAGCCACTCCGGTCCGCTCGTCGGCCTCGACCCGGGCCCGGCCGTCGTCGACCCGGTCGTGCCAGAAGATCGACTCCTCCGTCCCCATGGTCGAGCACATCCACAGCTGGGCCGCCGGCCGGGTCATCATGGCCGGGCGGAAGGCCTGGATCAGCCGCTCGTCCCGCTGGGCCCAGGCTTCGTCGACCATCCCGAGGTCGAGGGTGGTGCCGTGGCCGGACGACTCGCCGCTGGCGGTAATGGCCACCGTCGAGCTCGTCGGCGTCCAGATGGTCCGCTCCATGCCGATGGCTCGCCGGATCTCGAACAGCTCGGCCAGGCGGGAGCTCCGCAGCAGGTCGACCTGCTCTTCCCATTTCAGCCGGGACGAGAGCCGGTCCTGGGCGGTGTAGATCGTATGTTGCAGCCGGCCCCAGCCGAGCGAGCGGTCGATCTGGATGGCCAGGAACAGGGTCGTCTTCCCGGATTGTCTGGGGACCGAGACCCGCACCTCCCGGTAGGCCGGGAGCCGGGTCCGGCAGTCGAGCTCAAGGCCGACGTTGAGCACCTGGCGCTGCCAGGGCATGAGGGTGAAGCCGGCCGAGGCCGCCAGCCGGGTGGCCCGACCGCCGAGGGTCGGCCGGCTAGTGGTCCGGGGCGTCTGCCATCGGGGCCGACAACGCTGCGATGACCTCGGAGAGTCCAGCGTCGGCATCCTCGACCTGCTTTCCGGTGAGGGTCTGGAGGACGGCGAGATGGAGCCGGCCGATGGCCGCCCGGGCGTAGGCCCGCTCCTCCGGGTCGGCGATGGCCTCGTCGAACAGGTCGGCCGTGGCCCGGGCGAGACCGACCACGCCCTGGTCGACGTCCTCGAGCCGGCCGGTCGCCTGGAGGCCGGCGATGGTCTGGCGGGTCGCCGTCCGGTTGGGCCGTCGCATCACTCGCCAGCATCGCGCCGCGGCGCGGGCTCCCTCGGCCATCCTCGGCTCGGCTCCGGCCCATTCCGGTTTTATTTCGTCGTCCGCGGAGATTGTTGGCTGACAGGCCATGAGCGGCCCTGACCGGCAGGAAAAATGGGTGGGGGGTTCGGGCCGCTCGCGTTCCGCCGCGTCGAGCGGCCCGACCCGCCTCGGCCCGATCGGTCGCTCCGGTTTCTCGCCACGCCCCCGGATATCGCCGGGACATCCGCCCTACCAGCGCGATGGATTCCGCCCACCATTGCGGCCGAGGCCGGCTCGCCTGGCCCGGGCCAGGTCGAGCGCCAGGCGGAAGCCGAGCCGGCAGTTGCACCGGGTGCAGGCCGCTCGCAGGTTGGCCAGGTCGTTGGTCCCGCCGAGGCGGAGCGGCACCACGTGGTCAGCCGTCGTGGCCCGGCCCCGGCAGCCAGGACCTCGTATCTCACAGAGATAGCCGGCCCTGGCCAGGACGACTCGTCGGTTCCGCTGGTAGAGGGCAGTGCTATAGGGCGAGCTCAGGACGACTCGTCCTCCTCGGCCAGCGGCATTCCGGCCTTCCGCATGATCTCGGTCATCGCCTGGGTATGGCGGTCGGCCTCGTCCAGCATGGCCGAGGTCATGGCTTCGGCCATCGCCTGGGCCTGGTCGTCGTCCTCGTCCATCATGCTCATTGGCGTAACGCTAGTGACACTCGAGCACCAGCCGCCGGTTGGACCGATACAAGCCACTGGCATACGGATCGCTACTTGTCATGTACCGGACAAGTGAAGTCCACCGTGTCGCTGACGCAACGGAACAAAGACCGCTCTGAAGCGATCACATAGTCACCATTGCACGCTCGCCACAGCCACTGGCTCTCCAGGCCTCGTTGCCGCCGTGGTCGAACTGGCCATCGCCTCGTGTTGAACGGTGCGTGCGATTGCAACATCGAAGATCGGCTCAGGCGGCTACTTGTCATAGTGAGCGTTCTCGGCGGACAGAGCTACGACCTACCACACCCGGCCAGGAACTTATTGAGAACCTGGTTCAGTTCCTCCAGCGTGGTCAACCAGGCCTTGCGCTCGAGCTCGTTCAATTGCTCAGGTTTGATCATTTCGAGGGTATCGATCAGATATTGGGCGGCCCGCATGATCGTGAGCCTCACGACCGGATCAGTTCATAGCTGACAGTGCGGCCGTCACGCGTGCCGACGATCAGGTTGGCAGCACGAAGAGCACGCATGGCCGGGCTGATCGTGGTGATATCCAGCCCGAGCGCCTTGGCGATGACGACGGTGCGAGCGGGTCCACCTTGCTCGCGTAAATAGGCCAGTATGCGCCGTTCGATTCGCGTCATGTTCGCCTCGTCGACCACGACGCGTTCGCTACCTGCGACTACGGGATTGAGAATCTCATGGCGACGCCGCTGGCGGGGCGCGATACCGGGTGTCTCGATGACCCGACGAGCCTCGACCGCGGTGGCAAAGGCCAGCAACCATTCCGCCTCGGCCAGACCGAAGACCGACAAGCGTTCCGGCGGCAGACCGGCGGCAGCGCCGACGGGATCGAGTGCCTTGGTTTCGGCCAGCTGTTCATAGATGCTGTCCAGCCGACGGATGAGGGGAAGGTTCAGCTTCCCGACCGGGGCGTTGTGCATCGAGGCGAGCTGCGATTCCTCATAAGAAGCGCGGATACGGGCCTGCTGCTCACGCAGCTGGCGATTGCGCTCCTGCTCGACCAGCTTCCAGTCTGGCACCTTGCCGTTGCCCTTGGCCTTATGTTCGCTCACCGCCTGGTCGATCGCTTTGGTGCCGGCCCGAACTTCGGCTTTGGCCGTCTCCGGCAATTGCGCGTAAGCATGGGCTTGCGCGATCTGGCGGTGACTCATTCGGGGTGTGCCGGCGGGCAGTTCGGCGTTGAGTTTCTTGCGGACCAGGTCCCTGGTCTCCAAACCCCGGTTTTTCGATGGCTTCCGGAGGACCCCTCCGGAAGCCATCTGAGTTTCCCGTCCTTTCGCACCGCCGGCCGTTCGCCGCGCGGCACTGGCGGCCACTTCCGCCTTCCACAGTTTCTCCACGACCGGGGCCAGCAGCTCCGCCTGCTGGGTTTCGCTCAAGTGGCGGCGGGCGACGTTCAAGGTGATGCGGAGGCGGGTCGCGGTCTCGGGATCGACGTCGCGCACTTCCCTCGGGCAGGCCACGCCGAGCTCGGCGCAGACGGCCTGTCGATGAAAACCGTCGATGACTTCGCCCCGACCGTCCACCAGGACGGGGTACTGGACCCCGTCCCGGCGAATACTTTCGGTCAGCTGGGCCCGCTCATCAACGGTGAGATCGGGCAGGAGTTGCATGAGCCGCTACTCCATCTCCTCGAGCTCGTCGAGGCTTTCGTCGCCCTCCTCAACGTCCGACCCGACCGACAGGTACTCCTGCTCGCCCTCGACGCTCAGCCAGGGCACTCCAGTCACCTGAGGGAAACGCTCGGCCCGGGAGCCGGAACGAACCCAGCGCAACTGACGCGACGTGATGGCCGTGCCCTGCCGAGTTGCTTCCCACGCCTTGACCAGCCAGGCCGTCACCTCCACGGTGCTGACCTTCTTCGCCTCGGGCGCGGCGTTGTTGGCCGCGATCCGCTCCCGCAGCACGTGCACCGGGCTGGCCGGGGTCAACTCCGCCCCGGTGGCTAGCTGGTCGTAAAAGTCATCCGCCAGGGGCGAATCAACACTGGCGCAGGTGTAGTGGTAGGCGGTCAGCATGCCCCGATCGAGGCGCATGCTCTTCCAGACCTCGATGGCCGGATCCAGGCTCACCTCGATATTGCGGTGGGCCAGGAGAAGGTCGAGGAGCTGGGGCGTGGTCGCCTTCAGCGCAGTGGGCACGGTCCGTTCCAGGCCGTGGATGATCTTGTACAGCCAGTTCACCGACGCGGCCAGGATGGCCGGATAGGAATACTGGCCATCCATGGCCAGGATCTGGGCCAGGTTGCGGCCCACCCCCTGGTCGATCACCTTGATCACCTCGGGCCGGACATTGCGCACGACCAGAGCCCGGATCGCGGTATCCGCCTCGATCACCGCCTGCAGCCGGTGCTGCCCATTGATCACTCCGCCATCGGCATCGAGCCCGATGCCGTCGGTGGAGTCTTCCATCCACTCGCCCCGGATGATGACGCCGGCCAGGCGAGTGACCTGAGCCGGGCTTAACCGCCGGTTCTTGTGATTGATGTGAAGCATCCGCTTGGCGTCGTCGGGAGTGATCTCCTCCAACGCACAGGTGGGAGTTACAACCATTGCTTTGTCTCCTTGTCTGCCCCCCTCTTGGGGGCGTAATACCGACTCGTCTGAGCCGACAGCAACGAACCATACAACCCTAGGGGTGTGATGTCAACCCTAGGGGGCAGATTTCTGACTAAAGTGGCGATCGCGAATGGCGCTCACACCCGATGAGATCCGGGCACTGCCGGATCTCTACGAACGAATACGTCAGGCCCGCGACGCCATGGACGAGCACCTCGAGGCCATTGGCGAACTGGCCCGCATCCGGCGTACCGCGGCAGCCACACTGGTTAATCAAGGCGTGCCTCTGAAAGACATCGCCGAGAATCTGGGCTTGAGCTACGAAGGAGCCCGGAAGCTCACCCTTTAACACACGGACATCTCGTCACCGTGTTCTTCGGAATGTCGACGAACTGCCAGCCAGTGCCCATCACTGACCGCATTCCCCCGACTGATGCACCAGGTAGTGATGCGGTCGGCACAGCACGACCAGATCACGGCGGACGTCCTCGGCGCCGATGTTGACGTAGGTCAGGTGATGAACGTCCAGGCCGGTGGTGGCTTCGCACGGGTGGTACTCACAGCGCCAACCCGCGATCCACAGCCGCTGGAGCCGGACTGACCGCCACCACGGCGACTTCAGATACTCGTAGTAGCGGATCTCCTTTGACCGAACGGCGTCGATCCAGGCCCACGTGGCGTCGGTCGCCTCAGAAATATTGTCCAGAACGGCGTGGAGAGACTCATTTGTCGATACCGGATTTGTGGTGACGCCCGTCACCAAGTTGTCCGGATTTGTGGTGACGCCCGTCACCAAGTTGTCCTCGGCGTCCCAGATGCGCTCGTCCCACTCGCTCGGCCATCGGAAGTAGTTCTTCACCGCTTCTGACCAGCCTTTTTCAATGATTCCCGGGCCTGGGCAATCCACCCCGCGGCCCGCTCTTTTTGTTCGTCGGTCGCGGGTGCCGGAAGCCAAAAGTCCTGGTCAGCGGGGGCCTTGACAGCGCTACTAGGCTCCGGGCCCGGCTCGGCACCACGACGTGGTGCGCCGGGCGCCTTTCCCCGGACTGATTGACCTTGCTTTCCCCGCGGCCTCACGGCGACTTATCCACAGACCGGACCGGGATGTCGTGGGCCGGCGTCTCGGGGTGGTACTCGGCTTCCATCTGGGCGTGGATCAGCTGGACCTGCTCGGCCAGCGGCATCAAGATGGCGTCTTCTTCGGCCGAGAGCTTGCGCCCGGCCAGGTCCTCGACCAGCCACTGCAGCCGCAGGGCCTGAACGAGGCTGAGGCGGATGGGCCGGCTCTGGTTCTTCTTCGTCGTGGTCATGAAAGCACCAGCTCCAGTTGGACGTCGATGACCGGCCGAGGTGGTTCGGCCAGCCACATCCCGACCCGCTCGAGGGCCAGGTCCCGATTGCGCTCGTCGAGGTCGATGCCGATGGCGCTACGGCCGTGGCCGTGGGCCACCGCCAGGGTCGTCCCACTGCCGGCGAAAGGGTCGAGCACCACGCCCGGCCGCCAGGCGTCGTGGCCGCAGTCGGTCCAGCCGGTGGTGGTGGTGGTGGTGGTGGCTCCGGTTTTCTTGTGGCTGTGAGCGCCCTTGCCATCGCCGATGGCCGACGACCAGACCTCATGGACTTCTTTGCCATTGGCCGCGATCCAGGTCGTGTCCACAATCCGCCGCGACGGCTGGCCGCACACCGTGCAGACCCGCTCGGGGCACATGGCCTTGATGGGCACCACGCACAACGCCTGCGGCCAGGTGGCGTAGTGGCTGGTAGATTGGGTGACGAGCCGAGTGAACGAACAGGTACATGCCGATAGCTGATCTGGTGTGCGAACGGTGCGGGAGTCAATTCCGGGCTCGTCAACGGGCGGACAAGCCGCGGCGGTATTGCTCGATGGCGTGTCGTGATGCGGCTCAGCGGACGAAGGTGACGCTGACATGCCGTCAGTGCGGTCGCTCGTTTCTTCGCAAGGCGTACCAGCAGGACTGGTCGACCGAGCGGGGTCCGTTCTGCGGGATGGATTGCTATGGGGCGTGGCAGCGGGAGCACACCGCAGGTCCGACGAATCCGAACTTCCGGAGGCAATCGGCGGCCCGGGGGGCCGGTCAGTGGGAGCGGAACCGAGCGGAGGCGTTAGCGCGGGACCACTATCGGTGCGTCCGGTGTGGCTCGGCCGCTCACTTGCATGTGCATCACGTAGTGCCTTGGGAAGCTGGCCAGGCAGATCCGCATGAACTGGGCAATCTGGAGACGTTGTGCGCTCGCCACCA